TCTCTTGCTACAATTTTTCCAATTTGATTTAAACTAGATGCATCAACTGCCCAAGATAAAGTACTTCCACCATCAAAGTCTGTACCTGTAAGGTACCCGCCTGCTTGTAGACTGTGAGGTGTTTGCGCTCTAACTGTAAGGTCTGACGATCCGTCAAAAGTAACACCATTAACTAGTACTGGATGTTCTAGTCTTACTGCCTTGTCAGCAACACCTTGTAGTGTGGCCATTACTTTTGTAGTTGCTGCTAGGTTAATACCTGCAATTAAATCGGTAAATCCTGGAACTGCATTTGATGATGCAATTGTAAATGGACTTGATGTTACTATTCCTATTACAATATCATTAACAACGAGCTGTATAACTGGATATGTTGCTCCTGCGTCTGATACTAATGACGTAGATTTAGCTCTAGTTTCAAGAAATCCTTCTGCACTCTCTGGACCTATTTTAATCCATTCAATGCCGTTATAAACATGTAGTGATGGTATTGCTGGTGTTAGTGCTGTTGGCGCACTTTTTAACCAAAAAGATCCTGTTGCTGGTGTTGTTGGCGATGTTGCACCTACTGATGCTGCACCTACTTCTACCCAGTCTGCACCATTGTAAATCTTTAGAATATTTAATATTGAGTCAAACCAACATTGCCCTACAATAGGTGTAGCAGGAGCTGAACGGTTTGCAAAATTCTCTAAAAGGAATAAAAAGTTTTCATTTTGAATTTCACCGTATCCAACGTAGTTTCTACCAACAAACGATAAACTTGTTGTTGAATCAACTGCTGCATCTTGTAGTACAACTAATTGAGTACCGTCGGTTTTATTAATTACATAAGCCATTTAGAACGCTCCTATTTTCATATTATGGTAGCACCTGATCGTTAAGATGTTGCCAATTACCACCTAACAACTGGAACGTTTTAATAATTCTAGATGTTGTAATACCTGCTGCTGGAATACTTGCAGTATCAAGCGACACATTTACCACTCCTGGTGCTGTACCTGTCGGAGTATTAAATGTAGCTGTGGCTTGATCTAATAACGGATTTAAATTAACCGAAACTGTTGAGTTACTTAAAAGTGTTGCTAAGATTCTTGCTATTGTACCAGTTCTATACTCTGCTGGTGGTGCTAAGTTTGTCAAAATTTCTGATGCAATATAACTGTTTGGTTTACCATCTGATAAGTCCATGCTAAATGCTAGTGATCTAGTTTCAGCAATATCGTCTACATATTCTTTTGTTGCGGCATCTTGCGGATTAGTTGGATCTAACATTCCTGTAATTTTAGGAGATCCAATTAATGCAACGTTACCTGTGCCATTTGGTTCTATTTCTAAGTTGTCGTTATTAGCAAGAGTTGAAATTTTATTATCTTCAAGTCTCATCTGCGCTACAGGTGGTAGCCCAGGGCCAACGTTAACAACGTTTTGCGCACCAAAGCTAGTAACACCTGGAATAGCTGTAATACCAGTACCTAATGAATTTCCGCTTAGTACTGTAACGCCGTTAATTTTAAATTCTTTACCTGTTGCAAGGTTTACATGTTCTGAACTTGTCCATGCTTGTGATGCTAGTGCTGGATATTCTGCTGTTGCTCCAAGGCCGTCTTTTGAGTACATCAACACTTTGTCTGTTGTGCCTTTTAATACTAAACCTCCACCGTCAGCAATCTCATCTGAATTAGATCCACTGTCGCCTGTTTGTGCTAGTACAATGTATTTGTCTTCAACTACTAGTTCGGTTTGTCTAATTGTAGCAAGATCGCCATCATTAATAACTAAACTTCCTCTAATAGTAACATCGCCTGCAACTTCTAACTCTCCACCAAGTTTAACAGCACTATCTATAGCACCTTCGTATAAATCAATCTGTCTATTAGCTGGATCAATTTTTATTGCAATCTCTTGCGAAATGCCTTTTCTTACATCTAAAATCAATAATTTATTTTCAGCAGCGTTTGATAGTTTAACGTTACCGTTGTCAACTGACAAGTTAGCTTGTGATGCAGATCCTACAACTAGTCCTAAATCACTTTCAATTCTAAGTGTATTAGTTAAAGAGTTAGCAGTGTCTTTTCTAACATAGTTTGTAGAATCAACGTTGGCTAACTTTTCAGAGTTTGTACAAGTAACATCAAATTTAATTCCTGCTAGTGTACCTTGGTTGAATCCTGGAATGATTGCACCGCTAAATCCATCAATATCATTTTTAGGAGTAAACGTATCTTTAGCAAATATACCTAACAAAATACCATTATTATATAATGACGAAATAACACGAGTTTGGTTTAGCGTATCAAGTATGCTTGTTACAACAATACCACTTACTCCTTGTGCATCAGAATATGCTGGGCCTAGTAAGATTGTACTTGTACCATCAAAGAAATATAGCTGTTTAGCAATGTCGTTAAACCACAAGTCACCTACACCTAGTGTAGCTGGTTGTGTGTTAGCAATTGTTGCAGAACTTACAGGAACAAATGCTGTTCCGCTATATACTTTTAGTTTTGATTCAGATGCATCAAACCAAATTTGCCCTTTAATTGGAGCAGTTGGTGCAGTTACGTTTGAAAAGTTTTCAAGTATTTTAATAAAGTTTTCATTAAGTACTTCGCCGAAGCCACTATAGTTCTTACCAATCAGCGTAATGTCAGTTGAGATATTATCAATTTGACCGTCTGCGACTGTTGAAACTATTGTGCCGTCTGTTTTATTAATTTGATATGCCATTTATATCTCGCCTTATGTCGTTGTAAACGCTGGTGGTCCAGATCGTATAATATAGTTAAGTGTTAAATACGGATTCATAATACCCACTAACGAACCTAATGCAAAGTCAGTGCTTGGCTTTTTAATACCGCCGGACTGTTGCAAGTACTGTGCTTGGCCAACTGCTGTTGGACCTAATCCAGTTGTACCTGGGCTAACAATAGCAGAGTCAATTCTAACTGCCGAGTATTGAACTCCGTTTGCTGTCATGTTGTGTTCGTGATCTGGTAAGTTGCCAAGTGTTAGTCCTACCGCAGATGCACCAGCTGCGCCTGCAAGTGTTTGAGCTTCTGTACCTTCAACTCTTGATGGGCTTGGTTCACCGCCGCCATTGTCAACAAATCCGCCAATTGCATTTGGAACATTAATATTGTTATCCATATTATGTTTACCTAATGCAAAACGTCCACGTAAGTCTGGAAGTCTAAATGTTCCTACACCGTTAAGTGCTGCTGATCCGTTATATGTTGTTCCAATAATGTCAAACAATTCTGGAAACTTAGATCTTTCAACTTCGCCACCATCACATAATAAAAAACCATTGGGTGTTGCTGATCCTGCATATGGCATAATACCGCCTAGTGGAATACCTAAGTCGCCGACGAATGTATCTCTAGTTTGTTTTAATAGCCCAGTTGCGCCTCCAGCTTCTGCTGAAGATCTGTATACCAGCAAAAAATCATTTTTATCTGATATGTTTGGTGCTGGTTCATCTCTATCTTTAACAATGTTAGCTGTTAGTGTAGTTTGGAAAGTTTTAGTATAGTTTCCAACTTGTCCGTCAAATTGTACTGCTGGCGACACAACGTCACCTACAAGTGAAAAACTAGTAACATTTTTTAAGTTTGTTGCAGTATTAGCATTACCTGTAATGTTACCGTTAATTGTACCAATAATTTCATCAGCTTTAATTGATTTAGCATATACTGTGTTCCACCGATTAGTCTCTTCACCAACATTATATGTGTCATTTGTTTGCGGTCTTAAAGTCTGTGATTTAATCGTGCCAGTAATATCTGCTGCGCCGCCAACTAAAATATTTTTAGCAACAGCAATACCGCCTGCTGTAATAATACTACCTGTTGATAAGTTTGTTGTTTCAGCAACGTTAGAGATCTTAATTGCGCCAGTTAATCCAAAATTACCGTCAACATCAAGTGCTTCTTCTGGAGCAGCAAGGTTAATGCCAATTTTATTATCAAGCACTCTAAGAATTGTAGTTGGAATGCCGTTTCTGTTAATTTGTAGATCTAATGAACTACCTGCTGCTGAATTATAAATCTTTGCTGCTGTTGCTGATGTTGTTACTTGGAAGTTACCGTCAACTCCAATAGTTAAACCTGCATTATTTCTAACATTAAAACCAAAATCAGTTGTATTAATAATATCGCTTCTTAAAAACTTACCTGCTGATACTTCAACTCCGCCTATGTTTAACGCATCTGCATTTTTTGCAGTACCAATTAGTTTAGGAAGGTTGCCGCCTAAGAATAATGAAGCAAATTCAGTTCTTTCTGTGTCGTTTGCAGGAGTAGCAACATTAAGACCTGCTTTAATAGTTGCAAATCCTTTAATATTAACTTTAGGAGTAAATGAATCTTTTGAAACAACAACAATCGGTTGGTCAGCAATATATAAAGTTAAAATACTTTTTGTTTGGTTATCTGAGTCTGCAATATTTTCAACTGCGGGGCCGTATCGTAAACCGTCAATTGAACTTTCTGCTGGTCCAACTAATAGCCATCTAGTTCCTGTGTAAATTCTTAGCTGCTGGTTTGTTGTATCAACCCAAAGTTCACCAACTTTAGAATTTTCTACGCTTGGCTCAGTAACACTCTTTTGAATGTTTGATGCTGCTTTCCATGCAGTGTTATCAAATAATTGTAGTACACCGTTAGTAGTATCGTACCATAACTGGCCTTCGACTGGATTAACTGGTGCATTAGCACTTGCAAAGTTTTCTAAAACAGAAAGAAAGTTTTCAGCAATAATTTGTCCGTATCCAGTAACGTTACGTCCTGGAAATGTTAAACTAGTATCCTGACTAGACGTATTATCGAAAACTGTAATTGGAGTTTTGTTTTCGCTGTCTGTAAAATTAACAATATATGGCATCTATTAAACCTCCGTAAAGCCGGTTAAGCTCTGTACCCTAATTGTGTAATCAATTTGTAAGAGTCTGTTTAGCGACTTTTGAACTGGGTGGAAAACTACATGTGTTAAAAGTTTGCCTGTTCCTACTGGATCATACCATTTAAGTCCAAGCTCGTCAAAAACAAAGTTACTGTCCATGTCAACACTATTATCAAATGCTTGTTGATCGTCTGGCTCACCGTAATCTAATGTACAAGTTATAACAATATCACTATATGTTGCTCCGCTAATATGTCTAATTTCCATTTTATTTCTTACTGGGTCAGCATTAGCAATTGAGTTTTGATCAACAACTTTAGTATATGTTTGATTATAAAGACTGGAGTTTGCACCGATTGTGTTAGGTGTTAGATATGTAATTAATCCTGTAGGATCAACAGTAGTACCACCGCTACCAAACGCCATTTCGTAGACAGTGCCTATCCCTTGATTTGAAAGACTGTTAACTATTGCAACACTCATATTTTCATAATGAATAGCATTGCGCTTATCCTGAAACACTTCTCCTGTTTCTGGATCGAAGATCTTAATATGCCCTTCAAAATGGAACCCTCCGGTCTCATTTAATCCAGGTTTGTTTGGCGTTTTATTTTGTTTATCTGACATGTGTTTATCTTCCAGTTTCATAGTGTATTTATTCCGGTAACTTTGATGTCTTGGCAGCAATGAACTGACTAATCGGTGAACTGTTTTTAAGCAGCGTAGCGCCGGTTGTAGCAGTGGTTGTGCCTCTATCGTACCATACTTTTCCTTGTTGTTTAATAATACTAATACGTGTACCTGCGGATGGTACCGTTGTTAGCCTAATATACGCTGTATCTCCGTCAACACTAAATTCAGCTTCAACTTTTTTATCACCCATTGGGCTAGTTGCGCTAAGAGTTTCATCGTATTCTTCAATGTAAGTCTTGCGTAATCTTCTACCGCCTGCAAACACTTCAATTGAATCACATCTTCCGTAAATAGCTGGAATCGCGCCTGCATACCAATCTGTAACAGTACTTAGCTTAGGAACGAACGGTAATGGTCCTATTAACTGACTACTGCCATCACTTACGAAGTCATATCTTTCATGTACATCTTTGTAAGGTATAATTTCGTTTTTGCTTAGATCAACTACAAATGAACCTTTTACAGTTACATTATTAATTCCTGTACCCTGCGAGCCACGTCTTAGTTGTCCTAACACATTGCCTTGCTTAGTCATGTATTCAATTTTCTCTCCATTGATCTCAACAATACCAGCTGAATTAATAGTTGATTGTGGATTAAACAATGTTGACGCATCTTTTAATGTAATAGTAGTATCGTAATAATTTAAATCTTTATCAAGTACAAGACTATCAGTAATTGCATATCTAGTATAATGATTCTTGTTTAACATGTCTTTGCTGACTTCGTATGCACTTGGTAATGCAAATACATTTGTGCCAAAAGCAACAATATCAAAAACATCACTAGTTACATTTGAGCCTTCAATGTATATTGCTCCTCTAACTACATCTAGTTGATAATCAATATCCTGAGTTAACTTTGATCCGTTTCTATAAATCCAAACATAACTTACTGAAAGTGGTTTGAACGCAATTGGGTAAAATGATCTACCGCCAGCGAATTGATCAGTAACGATTTGCATTGACGGATATTCACTAAACCAAGTTACGTTGATAGTGTCGCCTGCAACTAATGAAGTAGTATCGTTAATAATAATGTTATTACCAACAACAGAGTACTGTGCATTTAAATTGTTTTCAATTTTAATAACATCACCCACTGCTAGATTTTCAGCAGTAATTTCTAATTCTTTAGTTGTACCGTTATAAACATAATCTGTAATGAATGTTCTAAGTTCGTTGTTAATATAAACTTTAATATTAGTTGGAACAATAGAACCAGATGATGCAATAGGATCAATACCTAAAATAAACTTTTTAACTACACCGTCGTATACATTATAGATAGTATCAGCACTTTTTAGTTTCTTATTATTAACTTCAACAATAGTAGATGCCAATGCGCTTTCTCTAGTTAGCTGCACAAAGTTATCTAAATCGTAACTTCTAGTACTACCTTCATAAACAAATTCTTGTTGGTTAATTCTAATCAAAGACTGTAATGTACTATCAACATCAGTAGACGCACCTAATGCAACAATTTTAATAATTGCAAGTCTATCAGGATTTGTACCAAATTGTACTAATGTTCTATCTGGTGTTTCGGGTAGTATGTTAGTACTACTTCTAAATCCTGTATCTTCTTGTACTCCGTTAACTGTTACAAAGATAGTTGCAGTTTCATCGTAGTTTGCATTTGTTAGATACAAGCTAGTTTCGCCGTCGGCAATAAACTCTTGGTAATCAAGAATAGCAATGCCGCCTAATCCAATTGAAAGTATTTCAATTTTTGCATTTAATGCAGGTGCAGTTGAAAATTCAATAGTGCTAGATGCAATATTAACAACATATGTTGCCGGTAATTGTTTTATACTATCAACATATACAATAACTGATTTAGATTCTAGAATTTTTTGACCTATTCCAAACACAGTTGTTGTAGCATCGCCAAGTTTTACAGTTGCATTTAAAGGAGCACCTCTATCCTCTGTTGTATTTTGAAATACTTTAATACTTAAACTATCTAATACTTGTCCTGGAACATTTTCTTCAGTTGCAGCAACTTGTTCTGGACTAAAATATGAGCCGCCATCAATAACAATATCTTCAGCTCTTAATCCTGTTGCTGATGCATAAGCACCTTCCATTGCTGACAATGTGCCACCTGTTAATTGTGTATCTAATAAGTTAATATCATTAATAGTAACAGCGCCATCGCTTTCCGCAGGACGGAATATTAATATATCGCCTGTTTGTGTTGATACATTTTCTCCAATATGAACTATGTTAGTACTACCATCTCCAACAAATGTCGGCATTTGTGCATGTGGATTAACAGTACTTGATGAATCCCAACTTTCTGTGTAGTTTGGATCGTCAATTCTAAGTGTAGGAGGTTCTTGTACACCTTGTTCAATTTGTAGATCTTGAATATCGTCTTGTATAACAATACCTGCTCGTTTTAAGTAGATGTTAATTACTTGACCGTCTGCTGGTGTGTATGGTAATACTACATCAAGTGTGCTACCGTCTGCAACATGGTAGTAATCAGCCGATGCTTCTACACTATCCCAACTATCAGTAAACCAAGGTAGAGCGTCCCAGCCTCCAGTTACTTCAAATGTTGTTCCTTGTACTTGAACTCCACCAAAATCAATTCCTGTCATAAGCTGGTCAAGCTCGTCACCGAGCATGCCTGAGACCGGAGAATAGTATTTGTTAATTCTACTAACACTATCTAAAATTTCATCGTTTTTCTGATATGTAATTTTAATTGTATCACTTGCTGCCGGTGGTGTATTAAAGGTAATTTTACCTTTAAGTTGTTTGTAAACATCAGAGTCTAATGTGTACAACGAAATATTGTATTCGTTGTCAAGAACAAGTTGGCCGTTCTGTATAATTGTAATATTTGACTTTTGTCTAGTAGGAGGATATGTTAAATTAAACACCGCAGTTGAACCCGTTGCTACAAAATTCTCTTCTTGAGTAAAGTTTTGATAAAGTCCTGTTTTAGAGAGCCTATCAAACTTAATACCAAGTTGCATTGAACGTGCTTTACCGTTACCTAGAATAGCAACAGCGTTGGCAGTGTTAGGTGATGTACCATTTCCGCCAACTAACGTTACTGTTGGGGTTGATGTGTATCCAGCACCGTGTTCAGATAGTCTAATTCCAACTACTTTTCCACTAGTAATATATGCTGTTGCTTTAGCTCCAGAGCCTCCGCCGCCAGTGATCAATACTCTAGGAGCTTCTGTATAATCAGCACCTTTATTAGAAATATTAACACCTGTAATCTCATATCCTTTATTGTCATTCCAATATTTGTATGGATATGTGCTTACTATTTTATCGTTTGCACTCACAGGAACAATTTTGCCTGCTTCTGTTGAGTAGTAAGGAGGTAAATCAAAGTCTGATATACCTGCATTAGCAGTATCAGTAGTATCATACTTACTGATGTATTCTCTTACTGTTGTACTATATGGTTTAACTTCATTAATATAATCTAAATAACTTTCTAAACTGTCATTTCTATAATTTGTTTTTTGTTTTAATGTTCCAACATTGTGAGTTGCATTTAAGAAACTAGTTTTAAATGCCCAATCAACGTATGTTTGTTCAGCAAATACATAACGCACTGATGTAAAGAATAATTTATTCCACTCAACAGCATACTCACCAATACAAATATCTTCTTTAATTGCTTTCATAATGTATCTTAACTCAAATGATACTTCTTTATCATAAAAGTCAATATCAAAGCTATCAACATTATCATAACCTACACCATTTAATGATGCGTCATACAATAAATTCGATAGTTGAATAGTACCTAGTTCTCTACCAATTAATACATAATTGTTTAGGCCTGCATTTTCAGTATCAGTAACTTTTCTAAACACTGCCCAGCCGCCGGAGCCATATTCTTTAATACGGATTAAGTCGCCAATTGAAACCTCAATAGTTGGAAGTTGATATACACTAATTATTTCTTGAATAATTCTTGATGTAGGACCAAAGTCATTATCCCACCAATCAGCGTAGGACCAATATGCTGGTGTGTTAAACGCTTGAGATCTACTTCTGTAAAAAGTTTTTCTTACATCGTCCCATGAGTAAATGCTCCAAAAGCCTCGTGCTGTAGAATCACTGTTAACTAACACACTAAACTGTCTTGGTTTAGTAATAATTGTAGTGTAAAGTTTACCTGGATTTACAATAGTAACTCCAGTTACTCTACCTTGGCTATCAATGGTAGTAGTTGCTTCTGCGTTTACACCGTCACCTTCAAATTCGATAGAAGGAGCAATTTTATAACCAAAGCCCGGATCAATAATATCAATAGAATTAACTTCGTTGTCAATGATATTTGACCTTAATTTACACGCTTTAACTCTAGTAGTACCAACTTCTAATAAATCAATATAAGTGTCTGCTGTTGTATCATACAAGTTTAGTAATACACTTGGCTCAGCATCTACACTATTAAGTGTTTTAAAATTAATAGAATCTGCAAACGCTTCGTTGTGCAGCACTTTATTAATATTAGTAATAAGTGTTTTTAGGATTGCCCTTCTCTCAACAAACATACTTTGTCTTGGTCTAAAAGCAATACCATATTTTTGTTTTTCAGGAAGATCTGATGCAGGTATTCTATTACCTTGCATATCACGCCCTACCAAACTATCAATCCATTTATTTTCTAATGATAAACTAGGTAAGCTGTCTGAAACACCTTCTGTTAATAGTTGGTATTCGTTGTGTACTTGATTTTGTTGTTCAGTTGAATTATAATATTCAATGTTAAACAATGAATAATCTTCTGTAACTGTTGACTTATAGTTGAATAGTAAAAACTTGTCTGTATCAATAAATGCTGCATAGGTTTGTCCTAATGCACTAGGATCGTTAATTAAGTTAAACACATCGGCAGCTGAAATATCTCTATCAGTATTGCTTGGTACAGTTACTTTTCCTTTAACCCAGAAGTAATAAAGTGTTTCTGTTTGTAATCCAGTGTTAGGATTATAATCCTGTCTAACGCAATATGCAGAGTCGTCTGCATACAGTGGTTGCCCTGAAATACCCAACGGTACTCCTTCGTTAGTGTCTGCTAAAATTGCCCATTCAGATGGAAGTAATTTTGATTCTACCCATTCGTAAATATCAATCGATGCGCCAGGTGCTAATGCTCCCCACGATCCAATTCTATATGATGCATCACCTTGCTCGTAGTCATACCATTTAGCTGTAGAAATATCCCACCATAGTTTACCTACGTTAGAAGACTTCCAGCATATCGAGCTATCAATAACCGCATCGGTTGCTGTGCCATTGCTATAAATTGCAGGATCGTATGGAACTTTAAACGATAGTTCTCTTTCTGCTGCTGCTAATAATTTTAATTTAGCAGGATCAAATATTTCAATGTCAATAATTTTTGTATCATCAACAGTATCATAAAGTGATAATCTTTTAAATTTATCAATATCAACTGTAAGTGGCTGTGATCCAATAATGTTTAATGAATTAGAGTTTGTAGTTTTTTCAAATAAACGTACTGTACCTGTCTTGTCGCCTTCAAATGCAATATTAACTCCGTGCGGTGCTGGAGAAATATATCCAGGTGAGCCAACTAGTATTGCATCTCTCGATGCTGAAATACTATATCCAAAAGATTCATTTAATGAAAGCGCATCATCAAGTTTTTCTGTTAAGAAGAATGTTTCAGATGTGCCTTTTTTCTCAAATACATAAACCGCTCCAGCAAACCCGTCATAGTCTTTAAATCTAGTTCTAGTTCTATCAAACGATGTTTGTGAAGCATCAAATCTAGTTTGTAATGCATAAGGAGAATTAGTTGCTCCTACTGCAATAATTTCTGTTCCGCTAGATATTGAAATATCTTGTCCAAACATTTCATTTGGATAATTTGTAAAACTTGTTAATTTCTGTTTTAATCTATAAGCATACTCTGTTGAGTCTGAATCATATTTGAATACATACGCACTTCCTTGATTCTGGAAGTTCTTATCTGCTAGTGGGCTAGTTACAACTAGTGTATTACCAGTATAATCTAATGCAATTGCAAATCCAAATTTATCGCCTGAGCTAATAACTTCACTTGCATCAAGGTCACTTAGGTATGGTAATGAATCTGCATTAATTTGTTGAATTAAATTATAAGCACCTGAGTTAGTATCTTTCTTGTAAAGGAATACTTTTCCTGAAGCAGTATCTGTACTATCTCCAACATTAACCCAAGGTTGGCCAGCATCAGGCAATTCGTTGTAGCTTCTAATAGTGCTATCAGCACCTACTGCATTTGGACCTTCGTTTTGTAATTGGTGATATGTGCTTTGAAATTTTACAACATCACCGTGCTTATATTCATAATTGTTTTTCCACAGCCCTTTATAATTTGGAAAATACTGCCCGTCACTATTAGGTGCTCCAACAGCTAGTATTGTTCCATTATAATTCATTGCTAGTGAGGTACCAAAACGATCATCTTGTTTGACCATTTCAAGTATTTGATTCTCGTCAAGTATTCCTGCATCTAATGTTGATCCGTCATCGCCAGTTGCAAGTGATTGTGGTAAAGATGCACCTGTTGTAACTGGATCCATTACTTGCCAGTCATTTGAGTAAAGTGTTAATGAACTTCCGTCGGATACATTATCAACTAATGCTTTCCACATTTCACCGTTTGAATAAACAATCGATCCTTTAGGATAAAAAGTAGAATCATCAGCAGCATATGTGCCTCTATAATTCTTGTTATAATCTAAGCGCCAGCCATCAGTAGCATTGTATGTATAAAGATACACACGCCCTTTGTTATCCTGAGAACCCGGTGCAGATACTGCCATAAAATATGTGCCAGCGGTATCTTTGCTTAATGTAATTTTTGAACCGAATCTTTCACGAGCATCAAATCTTGGACTTACTTGTATATCAATTAAATTCCACTGTTGAGAACCATACTGGTATATAAACATTGCTCCAGTTTCAAAATCTCCTGCATTTGACCCGCTACTAACTGCTTTTATGTTTTGTACTTCTGTCCATTCATTGCTGTAAACATCAATAGTACTACCGTCACCTTGAATGTTGTCAGTAGCTTTGTAAAGTCTTCCAGCATACAAAACAATATCGCCAATAAGATAGTTTGCATTTACATTAAAAGCACCTTTATAGTTACTTGTAATTCCACTTGCTAAAGGAGCTCCGACTACAAGCCATTCACTATCAGGCGAAATTGCAATTTCGTTACCAAACGATCCAGTAGCTGCTGATTGCGCCCAAACCGGTGGCTCTAATAATTGCTTAGATGACAGGCCAGTAGCAGTTTTAACATAGATACCTACTTTACCTTCGTCTGGAATACCAACAATAGCTTGTTTTAACAAATCACTGTATACTGTTTTCTTGCCAACGCTTTCTGGAGTAGTAATACCAAAATCAATAATTTTACTTGGTGTAAATTGTTTTGTTTTTTCTGCTACTTCCCAACGTCCATTTACATTAGAATCTACAAATACTTTTGAGCCGTTAGTTAATAGTGCAACATGTTCCGGATTCATTGATTCATAAGATCCAAATCGTGCAGTAGTAAGAAGCATTGGATATGTTGCTGTGCTAGGATCATATCCATCAGCTGCATCAAACGTTTCTGTATGTTGTACAGTTATAGAAGTAGTAGTTGCTGCTTTAACTTTCCAAAATTTGTTCAACCCTACAATAGTAGTAATACCGAACATGTCATCAACTTTTAGCATGTGTGCTTTATCAAAGTCAAATGTTACTTCGTTGTCATCATTACTTGTAACGTTGGTTATTTTTAAATCATAAACAGTATTTGCTCTAAGTACTGTCCAAGAAGGCCCATCAAAGGTTACCCAAATGTGACTGTTGTCGTTAACTAGTGAAATATCTAAATCTAAAATACTATCTTTGTTTGTAACTGTAAAATCTACTTGACCAAATTTCACATACCCTGCTGTTTTAACAGGTTTAGAATCGTAACTAACAGGACTAATGTTAGTTGAATATGGAGTTGGCGCATATTGAAAGTTTGTTTTATCAATTCTATAATATCTATCAACTGTAGTTTCTGCCGAAGGTTGTATAATAACAGGCTGCGGATTTAATTGAAATTTATCTGTTTCTAGTTTAATTTCAATTTTTGTAGACTGATCAACTCCGCCTAGTTGGCCTACTCTAAATCCCCATTCTTCGTTTAGGTCAACTGCTGATGTGTTAGTATCAGCACCTAATTTAGTAAACAATTTTGTAACAGCGTTGTTTGTGCCTTTTTCTCTAATAAATCCTTGATACAATTGAAACTGAGTAGTTGGATCTTCAGATAAGTTTTCTAAATAACTTCTAGTTTGATAACCTATTGTATGCCTTGCTAAATCTCTTTGGCTTTTGCCAAGTCCTTCAGAAGAAACATCAAAGTAATCTTCAATTTGATTAATTCTATAATCAAAGTTAGGAATCAATTGCTTAACTGGCTCTGAATCTAATAAGGTCCAGTTGCTGTCTAAGAAAGTTTCGTCACTAGTGTGATTGCTTCTTGCAGTATACTTGTAAGATCTATAAGAAACAATATCGCCTAATTTATAATCATAGTAAGGAGACCATGTTCCAATAGAAACATTATCAAACAAAAATCCAGGACTAGTATAATCACCATCCCAATCAGTTGTTCTAAATCCCTGGGCTTTGATTCTTTCTTGTCTATAACCTGTCGCTTTATCAAAAATAGTATCGTTGAATACTGTTTTATCATCAAATATTGCTACATGCTCTTTAACAACATAATTTATTTTTAATAGATAAATGCCTTGCGTTGTATCTGTTGTACTAATTTCAACATTTTGAAAACTTCTTGATACATCTAAAAACTGAGGATCTAATGCAGACCCGTCTGCGTTTAGTACATTGTAATCGTAGAAACCATCTAATAGACTTTCAGCAACACCAACTGCAAGATTAATGTCCATACGTGTTGCGCCAGGACTAACTGTTAGGATAGATCCTTGTGCCCAGTTGTGAACTGACCAGTACATAAATTCTTTTGCTGCTGTTACAAAATCTTGTACTACCTGATTAGTGCCGTCATAGTTTGCAAAATTAAAACCTTGTCCTTTAAGATATTCTTGATACCCTAGTAGAAAATCTACTACACTTTGAATAGTATTAAATTCTGTTCCGTAGCTAACATTAACAACATCAAAAGTATTAAAACTTCTTCTACGCTGTGCTATTACAGCATTATCAACTGGTAGGTCTGGAAGTTTAACTAGTTTATCTTCACTAAACGTGTCTCCTTGAGTGTGAGTAGAATTAGCTCTGTAAAATACTCCTCTATAAGAAACAATTTGTCCATTATTAAATGTTTTTCCTGCTTCCCATTCTGAATACGCTGCTGAAGTTCCTGCAACTGAAATTACAGGATCTTTCTGAAGCGGATAAGGTGTATATGTTTTAAAATACGGATTAACATTATCGTATCCGTTAATTGTCCAACCAGACGCTGTCTTTTCAAAAATCACACCACTGTATGTTGCTGAAGAAATTGGTGAACTCACATTAAAGATAATGTCATAGTTTTCTTGAGGTATAAACACACTAGTACTCGACGAACTAGGATTCTTACTATCTAACAAGTATCGTTGTTGCTCTTGGTCAACAAATCCGCTTAGTCTAGAAGTAAGCCTAACATTGATATTAGAAATAGTTTTTTGTGCTTCAGATATCAATTCACCTTGAGATTTAATATAAGATGAAAGATAGTACGATAGTCCAGCAACTTGAGTTGTTCCTGAAACTGGAAGCTGTAGTTGGCTAAGAGTTAAAAACGTATCTGTAGTGGTATGCACTAGCTGATTAATAATATTACGTTTTGCAATAGCTCTATCAAAGTTTAAAATTAAGTAATCAAAAGGCTTTAACAATGCCAATGCAGTAGTAACTGCAAATGGATATTCAGAACTAGATTTCCATGCATATTCAACAGGACTAACATCTCCTAGTTTGAACGAGCCTCTGTTGTTTATAAGTTGGAAGTTACCTGCAAGTCCTGACGTTAGCGGGTCTAATAAGTTACCGTCACAGTCGCATGGTATATGAGTTAATATACTTGGTCTTGCATATCTAGGATAAATTCCAGCTGTAGTACCTTGTGCAATTTTACCAGCTTGAATATCTTCCCATAAAACTAAGTTACCGTTTGTGTACGGTGCTGCTCCATATTCTGTATCCCACCAAGTTGGCTTTTCTGTAAAACCAAGCATTTCCCATGGATGAGTATGTGGTCTATCAGTATCATAAAAATGCTTGTACAC